ACTGTGAGGAGTGGAACAAGAGAGGTCGGAAGGAGGTCATTGTCTATCCGTCCTTCATCCCCAACCTGGTATGGGAGAATCTCTCCGATGAGGAACGGAACAGACACGCCTCCTCCGTTGTCTTTGTGAAGAATGTCCACACCCAGGTCTATCCCTCTCCCCTGTACGCGGCCGCGGTCAAGGCCTGTGAGATTGAGAGACTCATTGATGACTTCCATATTTCCGACATCAACAATCACTTTGTGTCATCGGCTATTGTCAACTTTAACAACGGTGACCCTGGTGATGAGATGAAGAGTCAGATCCAGGAGGAATTTGAGTCCCGTTTCTGTGGGGCGGGCAACGGTGGGAGGGTAGCCTTCTCCTGGAATCCCAACAAGGAGTCCGCAACGGACATCATCGAATTCAAGGTTGAGGACTTCGGAGAGAGGTATAAGGCCCTGTCGGAACACTCCCGTCAACAGATCTTCACATCCTTCCGTGCAAACCCCAACCTCTTCGGAATTCCGACAGAGGGAAACGGGTTTGCGAACGAGCAGTATGAGGAATCTTTCCGTCTGTACAACAGGACACAGATCAAACCCGTTCAGAGGATGATCGGTGACACCTATGATAAGATTTATGGTCAACCCGGTGTCTTGACCATCAAACCGTTCAGTATGGAGGACACCACCGAAACCAATGTGAACTGATATGGCAGAGATCCTTCTTTCTTCCGAGAAATTCATCAAGGAGACCACGAATGTCTCCGACAACCTTGCGGGGAAGTACATCCTCCCTGCCCTCCGGGAGGCCCAGGAATTTGGTCTCCGTGGAATCCTGGGTGACAAACTCCTGGACAAACTCAAACAGTTGAAAAAGGACAACCTCCTGGACACGGAGTCCGGAGGGGTGTACAAGACCCTGGTTAACAGGTGTCAATACTACCTTGCATATATGACCATCGTGGAGGTGGTCAATCGGGTCAGTTACAAGGTCGCAAATTTCGGTGTTGTAAAATCCACCGATGAGAATCTCCAGGTGGCAACCCAGGATGAGATCGCAAAACAGATGTGTTTCTACCAGGCGAAGGCCGACAACTACTGTCTTGATCTCCAACACTTCCTCCTGGATCACAGATCCGACTATCCGGAACTGACCGACTCCTGTTGTCACCACATCGAATCCAACCTCCATTCCGCGGCATCCTGTGGGATCTTCCTCGGAGGTGCAAGAAACCGTTTCAAAACCCGGATCAAATGACACTCGTTCAGACCATCAAGGCCATTGAGTATGTGGCCCTCCGTCAACCCTCCGTCAATCTCGTTGTGAGGAACGATGTGTTCCGGATCAACGAGAAACCGGATGCCCGGTACGGGATCTTCTCCTGGACACAGGGACAACACAACACCTCCTCCGACTCGGACTATATGAATTTCACCTTCACCTTCTTCTATGTGGACAGACTCACATCCAACCACTCCAACGAGGTGGAGATCCAATCAACGGGCATTCAGACCCTCAACAACATCCTTCGTTCCTTGGAAGACTACAATGTATTCACCAACACCACCTACACCTTCCAAACCTTCAATCAGAGATTCACGGATGAATGTGCCGGGGTATTCTGTAATGTGACCCTTTCCGTCCCGATGGACGGTATCTGTCCGGAATTCTTTGCGGACTTTAGTGATGACTTCAACGAGGACTATTTAATTTATTAGACTATGGAGAATATGGAAACTTGGTTAGCAATCCTCGGAGGTGTGATCACCACGATCATCTCCGGTTTCTCCTCCTGGTTTTTCACCAAGAGGAAGTACAACGCGGAGGTGGACAACAACCTCATCTCCAATATGCAGGAGTCCCTGGAATTCTACAAGACCCTGGCGGATGACAACAAGACAAGACTTGAGGAAGTCCTCCAGGAGAATTCGGAACTCCGGAAGGAGATCTCCGAATTGAGGTCACAGGTTGACAAACTGACCTCGGCCCTTGCGGAATACGGGTTACAGAAACTTATCGAAGACAAGGAACAATGAAGGTCTTGATTGACGCCGGTCACGGGATAGACACACCCGGAAAGAGGTCACCGGACGGGAAGTTCCTGGAATACCTGTGGAACAGGGAGGTTGCCACCTACCTGTACCGATACCTCCTGGGGTGTGGGATTGACACCGAGTTGGTTGTCAAGGAGACCAATGACATCTCCCTCAAGACAAGGGTGATGAGGGTCAACAAGATCTGTAACCAGGTCGGTGTTGACAATGTGATCCTGGTGTCCATCCACTCAAATGCGGCCGGGAACGGATCGAAGTGGATGAACGCAAAGGGTTGGTCTTGTTACACCTCACCGGGAAAGACCAAGGCGGACACCCTTGCGGAATGTCTGTACGATTGGTTTGAGAAGATGTTCCCTGGACGGAAGATGAGAAAGGATATGTCGGACGGAGACCGGGATTGGGAGGAGAACTTCTACATCCTCACCAAGACCAAATGTCCGGCCGTCCTCCTGGAGAATTTCTTCTATGACAACCGGGAGGAGTGTTCGTTCCTCCTGGAGGACAAGACCAAGATATGGGTCGCGTATGCGGCCTATATGGGGATCAAGAAATACCTCCACCGATGAAAGACTTCCTCGTTCCCTTCTTCACGATCCTGGTGTTGACGGCATTGTCCTTCTATGCCGGGAGGAAGACAGCAGAAACCCGTCAAAATGAGACCATCGTTGAACGGGTGGACACATTGGTCATCCGTGACACCGTGAAGGTCACAGTCCCGAAATATGTGTCCCGTAGGGTCATTGATTCGGTCTATGTCCCGGTGACGGAGACGGTCACGGAGAGGGACACGGTCTTTGTCCTCCTGGAGAGACAACAGGTGACCTGGGAGGACTCCCTCTCCAGGGTGTATGTCTCCGGCATCCAACCCCAGGTTGACTCGGTGATCCACTACAGGGACAGGATGGTCATCACCAGGGAGGTCACGATCCGGAAGGACACCCGGTGGGGTGTCGGGATACAGGGAGGATTCGGTGTCGGGAAGGACGGTCTCACACCCTATGTCGGTGTCGGGATCTCATACAATCTGATCACCTTTTGAATTTACGGAAAGACACAGTTTTATATTTCAAGGAAAAACGGTATATGAGTCAGTACAGTTCAATCAAGGCAGCGGTCAATGCCTATATCAAACAGAACGGAAGGAGAGAGATCACCGGAAGAATCCTCAATGCCGTCCTCAACGCCACGATTGACTCCCTCGGAAAGTTCTATCAGTTCGCGGGTGTCGCAACACCGTTGACAGATCCGGAGAATCCGGATCAGAATGTGTGTTACCTGGCGGGTGAGCCGGGGACATATGTCAACTTCGACAACATTGTCCTGGAGAATGAGGAGATCGCCCTCCTCTTTTGGAACGGTGAGTGGACAAAACAGAGGATGTTACTCGGTATCCAGGAGGTGACCGCCTCCGTGGACAACCAGGTCGGGACTCCCTCCGTTGATGTCTCCTATAGTGAAGGACAGTTGGTCTTGACCTTCCACAACCTCAAGGGTGACCAGGGTGAGACCGGAGATGCCGCGGGATTCGGAACAATCGGTGCAACCGTTGACTCCAACATCGGAACACCTGGAGTCTCCGTACAGACCTCCGGCCCGGACACCGGGAAGAACATAATGTTCAACTTCACCAACCTCAAGGGAGAGACGGGTGTGACCTCCGTGATCGCAACGGTGGACAACACCACCGGGACACCCCAATGTTCCGTCTCCCTCAACGGTCAACAGTTGACCCTGGCGTTCACCGGACTCAAGGGTCTCCAGGGAGACACGGGTGTCTCGGCAGACTATCCGATCACGATTGTCAACAACCTCACCACCAACGATCCGACCTCTGCTCTGTCGGCCGCGATGGGTGTTCAGTTGGAATCGGAAATCAGTCAATTAGAGGCCGATTTGAATAGTTTACCGAGGGGCAAGAACTACGGATTCTTTACTTCATCCTCCAACCTTCCGAACGATGCAACCGAGGAAGGATTCGCCTATGTCGGTGCAACCGAGCCGTATGAAATTTGGGAGTTTGACGGGACTACTTGGACGGATAGCGGTGTGACCGCAAATGCGTTTACAGCAAACGCAGGACAGGTTCAAGATTCGGTGGATAACTATCTTGAAGAACATCCAACGGTGTCCGGCACTTTCTTGAATGCCGCAAAACAAAAACTGATTTCCCTTTTGGAGAAGGTCGCTTTCATTGACGGACACGGACAGGATTACATAGACGAATTGACCGCCTCCCTATTCCTTTCGCCGATAGACCATATTGAGGCGGTGTTCACGCAAGGCACTTGGGATTGTTACGATATTTACCGCCTTGAACAACTGAAAGAGCATCTTGTTGTCACGGTGTATTATACAGATGGAAGTCACTCCATCGAAACGGGTTACACCCTTTCCGGGACACTTGCCGCCGGGACATCCACCCTTACCGCATCGGTGGTGGACGGAATAACCGGGGACACCGTTACCGACACTTTCGATGTGACCGTAACCGCCACCACGAAACTCTATGTGGACGGTGACGAATGTATTGCCACAACGGGAGGTTGGCAGAAGAAGGGATTTAATATCGCCGCCGGAACACCAACCGTTGCGAAATATACCGATTACATGTTGATTAAGTTTGCATCGTGGGATAATACTGCCGCTGCCGGAACACTCTCCACTGTGAACAAGATTAATGTGTCCAGCAAGACGAAATGCCTTGTTGAGATTGAACTATACAATGAAACGGGAACAGCTATTGCTTGGATATATTACCCGGGAACACTTACGGAATCCACAACACAGACGGGGGCATTTGGTTCCGACTATTCCAGTAATCGTGCGAACATAAGTGTTGCCCCGGACAGGGGTACGTTCATAACTGGTTTCCAAGATGTTGCTGTGACAACAACCAGGACGGAGGATTATATAAGTATCAACCTTAATGCTTATGTAGTCGAACATGTTGGTTATACTCCAGGTGCATATCTTAAAATCAAACGGGTTGCGATTGTTTAACTATGGCTATTTATGAACGGAACGGGACGGAACTGAACACCGCCTACGATAAAGCCGCCGCCGAACTTGACAACGCATATTCGGCAGATGGGGCAACCGTGTTCGTGAAAGACCGCACCATCAAGGTGATGACTTACAATGTCGGAACGTGGTATGCCGGAGAACACGATAATGTCCCGGCAGACAAGGATGCGGAATACTATGCACTCCAAAAGGGAATCATTGAAAGCAACGATGCGGATATTGTCTGCCTTGAAGAATATTGTAAGCAATTCAGCAAGACGGGCAGGACGGCAATCTCCATCTTGCAGGAGTGTGGTTACACCTACATTCACGAACAAGGTGGAGATAACCCACAGGCATCATCTGCAAACGGGCGGTGCATCGCATCTAAATATCCCATATCCAATTACACGGATAGGAACTTCAACGATGGTAGCGGGACTTACTACGATTCCTGTGTGGTGTCAGTAAATGGCATACAAATAAACCTTGTCATAACTCACCTGCATTGGAACGATAGGGACAAACGGGCATCCGAAATCGCCTTGATTATGTCTTTGTTAAACGGTTATACCCGTTTTATCCTTGCCGGGGACTTCAATACTACCGATTGCTACGATACCTCCGGGGCGGACTATACGGCAGTTATAAAACAATTAGTGGATGCTGGGTATAACCTTGCGAATTGTGCAGACTTCGGCTTTATCTTGACTTATTACAACACCCCCGTATCCGAGTGGACGGGTGTCTTGGACAACATTGTAAGTTCAAGCAATATTCGGATACTTGATGTTGAAGTGGACGATACGAAGTTATACGATGAATTGCCGGAACGGGTGGACCACATTCCTCTTATCGCAACACTTGAATTATGAGGTACTATGTGAAACCCGTTTGCCGGGTTGTAATGATTCGGACTGAATTGAATTTCGTTTGTTCTCCTTGCCGTGAGTGTTACGATGATGATTGTCCGAGTTACAAAGGAAAACGAGTACGGCCCTAATTGACTGAACAGTATGTGTAACATTGAATTTCCGCATTTCGGGGCATCATACCCGGATGCTCATTGCATTGATGGCTACTTGTGGGATATGGATTCCTACGAAGATGGTTGCTATACCGTTGGTGGCTCTGACCCCTGCCCCTTCTGCAATACAGAAGAATGGGTCAAAGATGTTCTTGATGATGAAATCTTCAAGACAAGAGATGAAGCCCTTGCTTGGGTAGAAAAGATGCGAGTTAAATACGGCCCTAACTGACTGAGATATGACACAAGAGCAATTTGACAAGCAAATGGAAATGTGGCGAAATATGTACACCAACCCGAACGAGCGAAGCATCGCAAGAGGTGCTATCGCAAGAACGGCTCGGCTCTGCACTGAACATCCAGACCTCGCAAGAGTTTGGTATGACAAGTTACCGAAAGTAACTATGGACTAATTTCGGTCTAAATGACAAAGAACAACGAAAACGGTGATTATTTGTCAAATTCTCGCGAAGACATTGTAAGAATCTGACATATTCCGGCCCTAAATGATTGAACAATATGAAAGAGATTGAAGAAATCCGCAACGATGCCGGGGGGTGTCGGATGCACGAAGTAGATGAATAATCGGCTACTTCCGGCCCTAATTGACTGACTTGACAGAGGGAGATCCAGGAGGTTTCCCTCTGTCTCCTCCAGGAAACATACTTTAATTCCATACCAACTTTATGAAAGTCAAATTCACAATCCTTGCATTACTCCTGTTGATCTCCTGTTCCAGGACTCCCCAGGAACAGACCGTGGTCTTCCACTCCAACCTCCTGGAGAGTGGATCTATGACCAGGGCAAGTGACCACAACGAGATCCTCTCCCTCATTCAGTCCACCTACACGATGTTCCCTGTGAATCTGTACACCAACGAACAGGAGAACGAATTCATCCGGATGGAGTTTGGGAGATCCTACACCGTCCCCATCGGAACATTCCGGGTCACGGGTTACAACTCCAACCTCATCACGATGGTGTGTGCACCGTCCTCCTCCTACCGGATGGGGAAGTCTCCATTCTTCTACACCGACACCAATGTCACCATCCAATACGGGATCACCGACTATTCCCTCCCGGTGGAGGTCAGATCCGTTGGGATTGTCTATGACAAGAGTGAGGTCTCACAGATCCAATACCAGGGACAGAGTGGAGGATACATCCCCTTCGATGAGACCGACTTCGTTCTGTCCGACCACTACGGTCTGATCTTCATCAACGGATCGTTCAAGGGAACGGAGAAGGTGCACCTCAAGGTGATCCCCAAGACCGGGGCTATGAAGGAGACCATCTTCTACTTCGCCTACGAAAACAACAACGAGCCGTCCAACATCTTCGGACAGTTGGATGGAGGGAAATACTATGTCCTCCATCCCAACCCGGTCACGGAGTTGAGTGGTGTCTCGTTTTCCCTGGATGTACCGGAATGGGAGTGCGGTCTTGACTGACCTGTACCGATAGATCTCCAGGGATTGTGTACGGATTCCTGGTGGTCATAGACCGGAGGGGAAACCTTCCGGTCTATTATTTTGTCACTTTTTTGATAAAACTATTGTTTTTTTCAAAAATAAGCACTACCTTTGTGTCAACAAGATGAGAGAAACACCTTTTAACTTTATACGATTATGGCAAACAGAGTATCAACCAGGATGGTCAAGGCATTTGAGAGATTCAATGCCGACCTCAAGTCCTTCGGAGATGAGACCGGAGAGACCTTCGTAACCCTCTATGAGGACGCAAACACCACCAGGAAGGTGGCCAACTTCCGACTCTTCCTCAACGGGAAACTCAAGTGGATAGAGATCGAAACCGGACAGTTGTCCAGGGAGGAGGTGGAACAGGTCTACGATGATGATGACGCCAAGGATTGGCTCTCCTTTTGGAGAGGAAACCTCCGGAGGGCAAAGAGGTATTGGTCTATGGACACCGAGACCCTTGACAAGATCCAGGACGGTGAAATCGAAGACAACGAGGAGGAATAGGATATGGAATACATCTACGATGATGGAGGGAGATCCCTCTATTTCAAGGGAAGATCCGGTGTGAGGGATTGTGTCTGTAGATCCATCACCATCGCAAGTGGAAGGGACTACAAGGAGATCTATGACCTTCTCTTCAAGACTATGGGAGAGACTCCAAGGGGTGGTGTCTTCACCGGGAAACCCAAGTTCAAGAGGATGATGGTCTCCCTGGGATTCCGGTGGGTGGCAACATCCGGGATCGGGTCACACCAGGCAGTCCACCTCCTCCGGGGTGAACTTCCGGAGGGTCGGTTGGTCTGTGTGATGGCGGGTCACTACACCGCGGTCATTGACAACCAGGTGAGGGACACCTTCGATCCCAGGATGAATGACTACGGTCAGTTTCGGAAGATCTATGGATATTGGATATTGGACAGATGAAACAGGAAAACAGAGGAGGGTCAAGACCAGGGAGTGGTCGCAAACCAAAAGACCCGGAGGACAAGAGGGTGAATATGGTTGTCTCCGTAGACCGGGACACCAGGGACAAACTCAAGGACATCTCCAGGATGAGGAGAATCAGTCCGGGACGGGTCATTGATGAGATGGTCAAGGGAGAGTGGTGATTTGGAAATCTCCCGGAAACTTACTACCTTTGTGATTGTCGGTGTCATCCGACAATCGTATAAAGTTTTGGGGAGGAACGGGAGGACTCGTTCCTCCCTTCTTTTTGCAGTTTTTGTCTGTATGTTGTCTGAAACCGTCTCCCGGATCTCCGTCACATCTTCGTAACAGACTGATACACAGAAAAAAGGGGTGTCTCCCGACAACCCTTTTCGCAATTCTAACCTAATCTTACACCTGTTCCTTCCTCCAGGAGGACGGGACACCGATTTCTCCCATCCCAGGAAAAGGGTGATTCAGAAAATACGAACTGACTTCGTTTCGGTTTTCTCCGTTTTTGTCTTATATTTGTCTGAAAACCTATTTTGTCTGAAAAACCCTTTATACGATGATCACCTTCAAACCCATCATCATCCCTGGGAACAGGAGGAAGGACGGGACTTGGAATGTTGTGATCCGGGTGACCTACAAGGGGAAGTCCCGGAGACTATCAACAACCCTGTTCTGTACACCGTCCGACATCACCAGGACACACAGGATCAAGAACGGAACGATCCTCAACAAGTCAGAGTATCTCATCTCCAGGATGAGGGACATAGTCAAGGATCTCTCACCGTTTGACCTGGAGGAGAGGGATGTGGATTGGGTGGTCTCCCATATCAAGGAATCCCTCAAGGAGGAGGACTTCCACCTGGACTTCTTCGATTGGGCGGACAGGTACATCCAGGGGAAGGTGGAGACAACCAGGAGTGCATACATCTCCGCTCTCAATGCCCTGGAGAGATTCCTCGGAAGGAGGGAGATAGACATCAACGAGATCTCCCGTCCCCTTCTCCTGGAGTTTATGGAGACGGTGGACAACGAGCCGAGGATGCACTATGATGTCAAGACCGGGAAGACCGTCCCGTCCTCCGTTCCGAAGAAGATCCCCAGGGGTGCATCCTCCCGACACATCACGAAGTTGGAACACATCTTCAATGCCGCCAGGGAGAAGTACAACGATGAGGATGTTGACCGGATTCTGATCCCCAAACAACCCTTCTCCAAGATCCCGAAGATCCATCCGTCCTCCATCGGAGAGAGGAATCTCGGACAGGAACTGATGCAGAGGATCATCTCCTCACAGACCGACTCCGGAGTGATGAGGACGGCCCTGGATGTGTTCATCCTCTCCTTCGGATTGATGGGTGTGAATATGGCAGACCTCTACTATGCGAAACCGTTCACGGGTCAATGGGTCTACAACAGACAGAAGACCAGGAACAGGAGAGGAGACCGGGCGTTGATGAAGGTGACCATCCCGGAGGAACTGTCCGGGGTGATCGGAAGGTTGAGGGGAGAGGGAGGATGGTGGTTGAACAACCTCCACAAGTTTGCATCCACGAAGGACTTTGCAACCGCCAGGGTGAACAGGTGTCTCAAGAAGTGGTGTGAGGACAACGGTGTTGACCCGTTCACGATGGGGGCGGCAAGACACACCTTCGCCTCCCTCTGTAGGAAGGCGGGTGTGGACAAGTCAACGGTGGATGACTGTCTTGCTCACATCGGTGACTATCGGGTCACCGACATCTATGCGGAGAAGGCCTGGGATCTGATGGAGGAGGCAAACCGGAAAGTCCTGGATCTGTTCACCTGGGATCTGTAAAGATTGGTGGGATTCCTTTATACATATACTCTCATATGTGAAGAATCTTTCACTATTTCTCACCAAACTTTACAATTTACACACCTTTGATATATTATGATGTTCATAATCGAATCAAGGGTTAAATAGGTTTTAGTTTTTTGCACCGGATGGTCGGGAGATCCTCCGGTGTTTTTTATGTCCTGGGGAGTCTCTCCTGTCCCTCCTCACAGAGGAAGATGAGGTCAATCAGATTGAGGATGTTCCTTGGATCATCCCAAAATTTCTCCTCTCCGTAATTTAATTCCGGAGGAATCCCGGTCACACCATCCTCCCGTCCGTAAATTTTTTCCGGACAGTCCTTCTCCTTCCCCATCACTTCACCGACATAACCATCAAGACCTTGTACCATCCGTGGATGTATGAGGTCTCAATCGTGAAGGGTTGATAGTTGGGGTTGATGGAGACACACTCAACCACATTGTCCCTGTCCGTCCTCCGGATCTTCTTGATGACCGCACCGTTGTCGGTGTCCAGGACATAGATCTCGTTCCAGGAGATGAACTGTCTCTCATCCACCTTCTTGATCAGACAGAGAGACCCGGACGGGATCTCCGGGGACATACTGTCACCATATATCTTTATTGCATAGTCAGCCCCCTTGATCGGAGAGACCATCTTCTCACAGTCATAGTCCTTGACCGAATCGAAGAACTCAACGAGTGTTCCGGCCATCGCCTCCACAGGGAAGACCGGGATCACCTTGGTTGTTGTCTGACTGTCCTCCGGTTGTTCCAGGAGGTAGGAGATCTTGGAGATCAGACTCGGTGTGAGGTATCTCTCATCACCGTTCTTGGCGGCAGATATGGAATTCTGTGACACTCCCAGGAGACGGGCGAAATCTCCCTGTGTCTTGACCCTTCCCTCCGACTGTAACTGTCGGAATGCCTTCTCCACATACATCATTTTCTCATTCAAATCCATAGGTTTTAAGATTTTTGCGTAAAATTTTCGTATTTTTTCTTGTTTTTACAGATTTTTCACTATCTTTGTACATAGTTACCAACAAAGATAACAAGAAATATGGAAACCAAGTCATTCAGACAGAGAATTCTTGACCTTGAGGTCGGTGACCGGATCATCATCCCGGTGGATGAGGTCGGATACACCACCATCCGGTCATACGCTTCCGACCTTGGGTTTGCCTATAAGAGAAGGTATACAACCCACCGGAACAGGGTTGAGAGGACATACACCATTTCACGGGAGAGTTAGGTATGAACAACCTGGAAATCCTCATCAAGACCTGTGTCGAACTCGGAACTACACAGACCCTGGAGACCCTGGGACTGACCTCCGGTGAAGTCTCCAGGAACAAGGCGATCTCCGTCTACGGGAGATACTTCAAGGAGGCCGAGAAGGCCGGGAGAATCCGTCCATACCGGGTCGGTAACGGGAAGAACGGCACGAAATACTTCCGGGTGGTTGACATCCTCTCCTTGAGGGCCGAGGATGCCCTCCGTGCAGAATTGAGATAACAACTTTATACGATACGATTATGAAACTGTTGAAGAAACTCCTTGAGGTTATCCTCATTGTCATCTCGGTGATCTCCTTGATGGCTGCCTGTTCCGAGTATCCGGAACACCAATTCCTGTGGTCTATGGGATGGATGTCCGTCCTTGCAGTATGTGCCCACATCCTTGACCGGATGGGTTGTCTTGAGAGGAAGTGATATGAGCAAGTATTTCAACAACCTTGACCCGGATGAGATCCGGAGGATGGAGGAAGAACGGAAGGATGATGAGTATTGGCAGACCGTCGCGGAACTTGAACGGGAGGACAAAGCGATGGAACGATACTATGAACGGAAACACAACCAATAAACCTTATACGATTATGGATGAAATCAGACTGTTGACCAAGGATGACATAGATGTCCGGGTCGCACAAACCACGAACTACGAAGGAAAGGTGAAGGTATCCCTCCTCCTGTACAAGGACGCAAGGGTGGATATGAAGATCCTGGATGAACTCTACACCCCTATGGGTTGGAAACGGACTCACCGTCTCATCGGAGACCGTCTCTATTGTCTTGTCGAAGTGTGGGACAAGGAGAAGAAGGAGTGGGTCGGGAAGGAGGATGTCGGGACGGAGTCCAACACCGAGGCGGAGAAGGGACAGGCGTCCGACTCCTTCAAGAGGGCCTGTTTCAATTGGGGGATCGGGAGGGAACTCTACACCTCTCCGAAGATCACCGTGGAACTCAACGAGAAGGAATACACCAGGGACAACAACAGTAAGATCCGGGTCTATGCAACCTTCTCCGTGAAGTCCATCGGATACGATGAGAAGACCCGGACAATCAGTTCCCTGGAGATCCAGGACAGATTCGGGAACATCCGATTCACTATGGGAGGACAGTCCGTTCCGAAGGAGACTCCCCAGGTGGTCAAGACCCGGAGACAGGTGACCGGAAGGGGTGAGACGGAGGTTGAGTCCGTCCCCTACACTCCGGTGTCTCCCTCACAGTATTGGAGTATCGTGAAGGCGTACGCCGAGGGACGGAAGACCAAGGACGGTGGGGACTACCGGGAGACCTGGGCAAAGAAGACCCACGCAAGGACGGAACACATCCTTCAGTTTGACCAGGATGTTGACAACTACAGAAGAGGAGAAACCACCAATTAAACCTTATACGATTATGGATTACAACGAATTCAAAGAGGCGTTGGCAACCCTGGATTGGGCTGCCTACCACCTGGAGGAGACCTACACCGAAACGGAGGGTGAGGTCACCGATGAGACCGAGAAGATTGAGGCCGAGATCGAAGCACTCCGACACCTTCTCAACACCGAGGGAGTTGACTTCCTGGGACGGTGGTTGAAGGGGAAGGAGGACAAGAAGAAGGCACTCAAGGCAGAGAAGGACTATGTGTCCAAACAGATTGAGGCCGTTGACCGTACCATCACCTTCATCAAGTCCAAGATCAATGAACTGATGGAGATGACCGGGTGTGAGAAGGTCAAGGGATCGTTGGGATACACCTTCACCTCTATGGTGTCCACGAAGACCGAGGTGAACAAGGAGATCCTCAATGACTTCTTCAAGGACAAGGTGGAAGAGATGTTGAAGGACATCCTTCCGGTTGATGTCACCGTCACCCTCGGAGCGTCCGTCTCCAAGTTACCGGAGGGATCTCCCGTCCCGGTATGGTACAATGTCACGGAGACACCCACCGTCCGATTCACGAAACCCAGGGGGAAGAAGGAGGACTGATAAATGGAACGGATAGTGAAAGGCATTTGGATTCCGATAGAGATCTGGCAGGACACCGATCTCTCCTGGAACGAGAAGATCCTCTTGATGGAGATTGACTCGTTCACCTCCAGGGGAAGGGACTGTTTCATCTCCAACGAATACATTGCCAATCTCCTGGGTGTCACGGAAAGGATGGCATCCACCTATCTGTCCCATCTCGTTGAGACCGGATATGTCACCGTGGTGAGATTCGATGGTCGGTGTCGGTATGTGGAATCCAACTATGATTTCCAAGCAGGGTGGAAGGAAACTTCCACGCAGGGTGGAAAAAATCTTCCACATACAGATAAGAGTATACATATAGAAAAAGCAGATACTGCAAGGGGGAAGACCCGTTTCGATTTCAAGTCTGCTCTTCTCTCCCTCGGAGTCTCCGAGACGGTTGTTGACTCCTGGTTGACAGTCCGGAGGAACAAGAGGGCCACGAACACCGAGATCGCCTTCAACAAGATCCGGGAGGAGATCTCCAAATCCGGACTGTCCGCAAACGATTGTATCACCATTTGTGTCGAAAACTCCTGGCAAGGATTCAAGGCAGAATGGTTACAACCGAGATCCGGACAGTCCCGGAGGAAGGAGACCTACCTGGAACACAACCTCAAGGTGATGGATCAGATGTACGGAACGAAGATGCACGAACAGACCTACGGGAGGAGGAATCCGGATGAACAATGAGTTGACCGTACCGGGACAGAATCTTCCGTCCCTCCTGGAGATCCGGATGGACTCCAAGACATATCCCAGGTTGTGTCGGTACAACCGGGATGAGGCGGTCTTCAATATGACCAAGATAGTCAACCAGGCCTTCCTCTACCGTGGACAGACCGCTGACCCTTCCGTGGTCACATTCGTATCCTCCTCCCTGGTGGATGAACTCCTCCAGGAGACCAAGTGGGGTGCAAAGTATCTCTCCTTTGAGGAGATCTCCAGGATCATCAAGAAGTCCGTCCTGGAGGATGACATCTACATCTCGGTCTCCTCTCTCTACAAGGTCATCATCGAATTCTGTAAGGGTGAGGGCACCCGTATCCAACAGGAGGCCACCGAACTCAAACGGAAACAGGATGAGGACTCTCTCCGTAACTCCGTGGTCGCTCCGATGTTACAGGCGTACACGGGTCAATTCATCAAGGAACACAAAGTCAAATGAAGATATTCTACACCAGCGACCCCTACACCGGAAGGTGTGATCCCCTGTGTCCCGTCCATCACGGGGCCTGTGTCGGGAGTCAATACTGTAAGATCCTGTGTGGTGGGTGTGTCTATTTCGGAACGGAGACGGACTCCGAGGGACACATTGTCGGGAAGTATGTCGAATGTAATAAAACACAACCCAAGTCATTATGAACAACGAACAGAAATATGTCGCGAAGAAAGCGATCCTCAACGCTCTCCTGGACGGGAGACACCTCTCACAGATGGACTGTCGGGAGTTTATGATCGAAGATATGAGGACTCCGATCTCCCATCTCAAGTCCCAATTCCCGGACACCCACATCCTCCGGACAGAATGGATCACCACTCCGGTGAGGAAGGCCCGGATCAAATCCTATTGGTTGGAGAGGAGACAGGAAACGAACAACAACTAAAACGGTAACGAACTATGGCACTCTACTATTCAAAGGGAAAGATCTCCTTCATCTCCGAGGTCAAGTCCGGGACTTCACAGTCCGGATTCAATTGGAAGAACTGTGACCTCACCATCGAAGTTCCCCAAAACCAGGGATCAATCATCAAACAGGTCTTCCGGGTCACCGGGGACAAGGTGGATGAAGTCCTCAAGTACAAGGTGGGTGACACCGTACAGGTCGGATTCATCATCTACGCCCGGGAATGGAACAACCGTCTCTTCAACAATGTGGAGTTGGTGACCATCACCGATGAGACCGGAGCGGTGAAACCCAAGGAACAACCCGTCCAGGAACAACCCCAACAGGAATCCACGGATGAGGAGGGCCCGGATCTGCCGTTCTAACAGAGACCCCTTCATTCTTTCATTTCATCCATATGTAACCCCAAACAGGACGGGTGTGACTCTCCTCCTGTTTTTCTCAAAGACCGTTATGAATCCACAGAGACCACCAATCACCTGGACACCTATGATGTTGGACATCCTTCGGGAATACTATCCGACTATGTTCAACGATGCACTCTCCAGGTGGTTGAAGGTCTCCGTCCGATCCCTACAGAGGAAGGCACGGGAACTCGGTCTCAAGAAGGTGGATGACTTCAACCGGGTCAGAGCCGAGGGGATCTCCGAACTCCTCTCCATCTCACTCAAGAAGGCATACTCCGAGGGAAGGATGAAGAGTGGTTTCAAGAAGGGTGTCCGGAACAACCCGGACTACGAATTCCAACCCGGACATCGGTTTGAAGGCCGTATCGAAGAGGAACGGAAGGAGAAGATCCGGAGGACACTCAAGAAAAGAAAACTGTTGAAGATCTATGGAATTCAATAAGGATCAGTACGATGTGAGGAGAATCCCCTTTGCGGAGGCAAAGGAGTGGGTGATGTACAAACATTACCTCCACCGGATTCCTTCGATCTGTTATGCATTCGGGTTGTACGGCCCGATGGATGAGACAGGAACGATCTCCCTCCTGGGTGTCTGTACCTTCGGGATACCTCCGTCTCCGAGTTTGGTTGAAGCGTCCGTTGGTGAACAGTACAGGGACATCTTCATCGAACTCAACCGACTCTGTGTCAACGAGGGTCTCCCCAGGAATGCACTCTCCTTCTTCGTTTCCCATTGTCTACAGATGTTACCGAGACCGATGGTTGTCATCTCCTACGCGGACTCCGGGATGGGTCACCACGGTTACATCTACCAGGCAACCAATTGGGTCTACACCGGGATGTCATCCAAAAGTACGGAGTATTCCGTGGAAGGGATCGAAGACAAACATAGCAGACACCTCCGTGACCGGGTGAAGACCGAGGTCGGACAGACCATCTATGAGAAGTTGGTTGAGATGTACGGGTCTGACCGGGTGGTCAAGAAAGCCGGATCACAGAAGTATCGGTATTTTCAGTTCCTGGGTGACAAGAGACAGGTGAAGAAGATGAAGAAGGATCTCAAGTTCCCGATCATCCCGGAGTATCCAAAGGGTGAGAATGACCGATACGATGCAAGTTACGAAACCGCACCAACCGGAATCCTCTTCTGACTATGGACTTGAAGGAACTACAGGAAAGACAGGGATGGTCTCTCAAACACAAGATTGACCACTCACTCTTCACGATTGAGACCTTCCTCTCCAGGACGGACGGGCAGTGTTATGTGGCATTCTCCGGGGGGAAGGACTCCACCGTCCTCCTGGATCTTGTCCGTATCATTGACAAGTCCGTCCCGGCTGTCTTCGTGAACACAGGGAACGAATATCCCGACATCATCAAGTTTGTCAGACACCTCCGGGATGATAAGGGATACAACATCATCGAAGTCCATCCCAAGATGACACCGAGACAGGTGTGGGAGAAATACGGGTTTCCCCTGGTGTCCAAGTCCTGTTCACAGGGACTCTATGAGATTGACCACGCCATTGACCGGGAGAAGGTCTTGAAGAGGATCACCGAGGCACGGGACAAGGGAGGATCGTTCAGCATTGTCAGCAAGAGGTGGGAGTGGTTGATGGACGAACCGTTCAAGACATCCCACCTGTGTTGTACCATACTCAAGAAGAATCCGTCAAAGACCTACCAAAAGGAGACCGGGAGATTCCCTATCATTGGAACGATGGCATCAGAGTCCAGGATGAGAGGGATGGAGTATGTCCGGAGAGGAGGGTGTAACTCCTTCGGAGAGAACGGTGAGAAGGTCAAGTCCACTCCGTTGGCCATTTGGATGGAGGATGACATATGGAACTACATCCGGGAACGAGACCTGGAGATCTGCTCCGTCTACTACAGAGGGATGAAACGGACGGGATGTGCCGGTTGTGGTTTCGGTTGTTACAATACGGATGACCATCGGTTTGATGTGTTGTACCAACTCTATCCCAAATACTACAGGATGGTGATGGACTATACCAACAACGGTCACACCTACAGGGAAGCGGTCAGAAAGGTGATGGCCGTCACCGGGAAGGAACTCCCGGATGAGAGTGGTGAGATATTCTTCCCATTGTGATGAAACGGATAGGACTTATAGATGTGGACGGAGGGAAGAACTTCCCCAACCTGGCATTGATGAAGATCTCTGCCTGGCACAAGTCACAGGGTCACGAAGTCTCCTGGTATTCACCATTCGATTCCTGGTATGATGAGGTCTATCTCTCCAAGGTCTTCTCCTTCACTCCCGACTATGACTATGTCATCAATGCCACAACCGTACACAAGGGAGGGTCGGGATACTGTATTGACCTGGTGGACGGGAAGGAGGTCTACCGTCCGGAAAGGGATTCACAACTCCCTCCGGAGATAGAACACATCTATCCGGACTATTCCCTGTATCCACAACTCACAAGGGACACTGCATTCGGTTTCCTCACCCGTGGATGTCCCAGGGGATGTTCCTTCTGTATTGTCGGACACAAGGAGGGACGGTGTTCCAGGAAGGTGGCAGACCTCTCCGAGTTTTGGAACGGACAGTCCAACATCGTACTCTGTGATCCCAACATCCTCGCCTGTCGGGAATGGAAACCTCTCCTCCAGGATCTCATTGACTCCAGGGCATTGGTGGACTTCAACCAGGGTCTTGACATCCGGATGATGACTCCGGAGAAGATCGAATACATCAATCAGATCCGGATCAAGGAGATCCATTTCGCCTGGGATCGTTACCAGGACAAACGGGTCATCCTCCCCAAGTTCAAACTCTTCTCCGACCTCTCAACCATCACCAAGAAGAACTCCGAACACAAGGCAATCGTATACACCATTGTCAACTATGACACCACCATCAAACAAGACCTGGATCGGATCTACACACTCCGGGATCTCGGTTATTGGGCATATGTGATGATCTATGACAAGGAACATTGTAGTCCCGTCTACAAGGATCTCCAACGGTGGTGTAACAACCGATTCGTTTTCGGACGGGTCAAACGGTTTGAGGACTACAAGGTACAACACAACCGGGAGACGGAGTTGACAATGAGTCTGTTTTAGAAAAGAAATACAAAAGAAACCCCTAATTCTTAAAACATTTTACATTATGAGTAACAAACCGACAAGACCAATCAGTCTCTCTCCGAAGATGACCAACGAACAGATGAAGGAACTCGCCCGGAAATCGGAGGAGGAACGGAAACAGAAAGCCCTGTCCTACCTGGCCAACCAACGGTCAACCATCGCGGTCAATGTCCTCTGTAACCTGGTACGGGAGAAGGACTGTGACAAGGAGGACTACCTCCAAATGGTTGACCTCTCCGTGGAGATGGCAGACCGGATGATGGACAGACTCTATTCCTCCGAAGAGAAATGAGTATCATAGAGAGACTCACCTACATCAACAACATCAAGACATTCGGTGGGTGTTACCTCTGTACGGGATGTGGAAAGGTCATCTCCATCGGTCACGAACATTGGGATGACCTTGACCTCCCGTGGCACAGGGAGTGTGTCCCTGTCATCGAAAAGGAGGTTGACACTTTACAGGAGATGGATATTTAATGATGTGAAGACCAAGGTTGAAATCGTTGAACACCTCGCAAAGACCAGGAGGGTTGAGTCTATGGTGGAAAACATCTGCCATCACTCGTTGACTCAAGACCTCAAGGATCTGTGTCAGATGGTCTACCTCATCCTCCTGGAATACGATGAGGACAAGATCCAGGATCTGTGGGAACACAACGAGATCAACTTCTTCCTGGCAAGGGTCATCCTCAACCAATACCGATCCTCCAACTCTCCATTCCACGCCATCTTCCGGAAGATGCAGGAAAGGTCGGTCTCCATCGGGATCGGGACAAACATTGATGAGAAGACCATTGAATATCTCAATAAGAATTTCAAACCTCGGAAGGAACGATGACAACCAACGAAGTGGTGAAGGAATTCCGGATGATCCGGAAGGAGTATGAGTTTGATCCGACCATCTTCAACAAGGATGACCCCAGGGTCTCCAGGTTGAAGGAGATCATTGAGAAGAAACTCTCACAGGCAGACCGTACCATCCTCCTCCTGTATGTGGACTGTCAGTCCTACCGGAAACTCGGAAAGAAACTCAACCTCTCCCATATGACCTGTAGACGGGAGGTGATGAGGATCAAACAGATTGTGTTGAACGAATTCACGAAACAATGACAACGAAGGAAGAGACCATTCGGAAAGTCCTGGAACGGAGGATGTCCGTGATTGAGGATCACATCCTCAACAGTACAACCCAAACCCCTATGAACAAGGCATACTACCAGGGGAAACGGGACGGTTACCTCCAGGCATATGACCTCATTGGGGAGACCCTGGAATCAATACAGATTGAGTTATGTCCTGTATAACCGACCTCACCCTGGTGGCATTGGTCACTATCTACATCGTTGACATCTCCGGATTCACACAGTCCTGGAGGAGTCTCCTCTCCAGGATCACGGGTGTGAAGAATCTCCGGAGTCTCCCTCCATTCGATTGTGGGAAGTGTATGACCTTTTGGGTCTGTCTGATCTATTCCGGATTCAATTGGGGACTCACACTCCCGATCATCGGTTATTCCTGTCTCCTCTCCTTCCTGTCAGTTCCAATCGGGAACAGTATGATATTTATTCGTGAATGGATCATTCACATCATAGACAAATTGATGCCAAGATGATTGAAGAATTGATGAAAAGATGTGAGAGACTTCCCCTGGAGGAGAAGACCCGGTTGAGAGACTTCCTCACCCGGTCAATAGAGGATACCAAGGGGAGATCCAAGTCCGTATTGAGAGGGAGTATCCTCCTGGGAGAGATGGGGAAGATCTTCGGAAGGGAGATCACCTACTTCAACCGGGACTCCTGGGATGTATGGGCAAGGGCTATGGTTGCCTATCAGATGTTACAGGAGGGATACTCCACCGGGGAGGTCGGGAGACAGTTGATGAAGGATCACTCCACGGTCATCCACCTCCGGAAGAAGGTTGAAGATATGTTGTCCCTCCCACAGGCATACAGGGACATCACACCCGTTTGGGAACAGTTTCAAAAACAGATAGAACTATGACATTCACAAAGGAACAGATGGAAGTCCTCTCACAGTATGAGAGTTACTTCAACACCGCGGTCAACGCGAACTATTCAAGACATCCGGGTCGGTTGGCCCTTCAAACGGTCTATGACATCTACACCGGGGTGACCGGGGACACCAGGAGATTCGATGACAACTGTCAGCACTGTATCCTGGCCCTCCTCAAGGACTGTGGTCGGTTGTACTACCAGGACAAGGAACTCCTGGAGAAACCCGTCAAGTCCGAGGACATCCCGGTCAAGAAAGTCCGTGCAAAGGTCAAGACCAAGAAGGGATGATCTACAACCTGGAAAACGAATTCCAACGGAAGGCATTCCTCGCCCGGTGTGAGGACTGTCTTGACAAGGCGTCCGTGGTTGAACTGACCACGAAGACCTTCCGTTCCAGGAATCAGAACTCCTACCTCCACCTCCTCCTGGGTGTGGTCGCTATGGATACGGGGAACACCATCTCCTATGTCAAGGAATGGTATTACAAGAGACTCTGTAATCCCGACCTTTTCATCCAGGAGAAGGAGGACAGGTACACCGGGAAGATCCAGGTCATCCGGTCAACCACCGACCTCACCAAGGAGGAACTGTCGGTCTCCATTGACAGATTCAAACGGTGGGGATCGGAACAGGGGATGTACCTCCCCAATCCCGGAGATGAGTCACTCCTCCGGGAGATTGAGATAGAAATGGGTAGAAACCGGGGATTCCTCGGAGGATGAGTTGACCCTCATCTTTTCCCTGGAAGTCCTCCACAACGAAAAAGAGATGGCAAAGAATATGACAGAGAAACAACTTGCAAACCTCCGTCCGATCCAAAAGGGAGAGAGGAGAAACCCTCATCCCCAGGGGAGACCGAGGAAGTTGGTCAACGCAATCAAGTCACTCCCGGATGACATCCAGGAACAGGTCTACGGAATCCTGGCATATGTCCTCACCCTTCCCGATGAGGAGACCGCAAAGGAATACCTGGAGGTCAAGAAGGGGGAGTTGGGGAAATACGGGTTTGTCCTCCAGGTGGCAATCCGTCAACTGACCGCAAAGGGTTGGGGATGGGGTGCTATGATGGACATCCTGGATCGGTTGTACGGGAAACCGAAACAGAACACCTCCGTGGATGTCAAGGGTGACGGGACGGTCATCATCGTGAAGTCCCTGGAGGAGAAGGAGAAGATTGACAACATCGGAAACCTGGATGTGTGATGGGACAGATGGAATTCTCCAGGGTGTTTTGGAAGATATACGATGCAGTCCAATTGAGACCTCGTTACATCTCCAACAAGGGTGGGACTCGTTCAACCAAGACCTATTCCACCTTGCAGTTCCTCCACCTTCTCATTCCGAAGGTGGACTCCCCTGGAGACATCACCTCCGTTGTGTCGGAGACCTATCCTCACCTCAAGAAGGGTGCAATCCGAGACTTTGAGAAGATCATCGGTCATCCTCTGATAGGTGATCCCCATTGGTCGGAGACCAACCACACCTGGACATATGACAACGGTGCGATGTTGGAGTTTTGGTCAGCGGACTCACCTCTCAAGGTACACGGCAGTCAGAGAAAGAGACTCTTCGTGAACGAGGCCAACCACATCCCATATGAGATCTTCCGACAGATGGCTGTCCGTACCTCCGGGATCATCTTCCTGGACTACAACCCCGCGTCCGTCTGTTGGATACAGGAGAAGATAGAATCCAAGGACAACTGTGTCCTCATCAAGTCCACCTACAAGGACAACCCGTTCCTCTCCGACCTACAGATCCGGGAGATTGAGGACAACAAGTCCGACTCCAATTGGTGGAAGGTCTACGGTATGGGAGAGGAGGGAAGTCTTGAGGGACTGATCTATTCCTTTGAACAGATTGACCGACTCCCGGTCAAGGATGACAACCTGGTGGAGATCCAGGGACTTGACTTCGGATTCACCAACGATCCGACCGCCCGGGTACAGGTGTTTGCAGATCCTCGGAAGAAGATCCTGTATGTGAGGGAACGGTGTTACGAAACCCATATGCAGAACAAACACATCATCTCCAATCTCCGGGAGGACGGTGTCGGAAGGGGTGTTGAGATCTACGCGGACTGTGCCGAGCCGAAGTCCATCGCTGACATCAAGGAGGCGGGATTCAAGGTGATCCCCTGTGACAAGGACGCCCCGGTCAAGTCCGACAAACTCCTGTTCCAACTCCAATGGATGCAGGGTTGGACTCTCTTCGTGACCAAGGACTCCGTGAATCTGATCAACGAACTCCGGAACTACACCTGGGACACCGACAAGGACGGGAACAACCTCAACCAACCCATTGACAAGTTCAACCACCTCCTGGACGCGATGAGATATGCGACCTGGACACGGTTTGGACGGAACGCCGGATACGGACAGTATTCAATATCATTTTCAAGATCAAGATATGGACATAATTGACTCTTTCAACAAACTGACCCTGGGGAAGTACGATGAGGTCAAGACCATCTCCCAGGATGAGACCCTGGAGGATGTTGACCGGATGGTCGGGATCATCTCCGTCCTCACCGACAGACCGGAGGAGGAGATCCTCCACCTCCCCATCCACGAATTCACGGAACTCTCCTCCAAGACCGCCTTCCTCTCCGGGAATGACTTCCAGGGAGGGATGGTGGCAAAGAAATACCAGGTCGGACGGTGGGAACTGATCCCGGTCACGGACTACAGGAAACTTGAGACCTGTCAGTACATTGATTTCAAGACCTACGCGGCCGATCCGGACAATCACCTGGTTGAACTCCTCTCCGTGATCCTCGTTCCGAAGGGACACAGGTACAACGAGGGATATGACATCCTGGAGATCCAACAGTCCATCCGGGACGGTATGACCGTGACGGACGGTGTCACCCTGGTAGGTTTTTTTTTGACCTTGTTCAAAAAATTGATAGTGGATTCCCTACACTACTCCAGGGAGGAGGCGGAGAGACTTCCGAAGGGAAGGAAACGGGAGAAGATCCTGGAGAGGATCAAGGAACAGGAGACTCTTTTAGGGATAAATGGGGATGGATCGGATGTGTAGACTCCGCCTCGGAGACCTGTCGGTGTTCCTGGGATGATGTGATGAGGTGGACGGCAATCGAATTCCTCAACATCCTCTCATACAGGAAGGACAAACAGGAGAAGGAAAGACAAGACCTTGAAGATTGGAAAAGGAGGAACTGAAATGGAACTCATAAACCTTGAGAATGTAAGACAAACCCTGGAACAGTACGCCCAGGATGTGAGAAACCTCTACCAGGACAAACTGATCCAGGGAGACCGGATCTCCTCCGGTAAACTCCTCAACTCGGTGGAATACCAGGTAGTCCACAACGGTGTGGAATACGAAGTCCAACTGACCCTGGAGAAGTATTGGAAATACCTGGAATACGGTATCTCCGGGAAGGAGAAGAATACGGACAGACCATTCGGTCACACCACCTGGGGTGCATATCCGTACATCCTGGAGTGGGTGAAGGTGAAACCCGTCCTTCCGAGACCGAAGAGAGGGGTGAAGAGACCGACTCCGAGGACACTTGCCGGGGCAATCACCGCCTCCCTCATCAAGAACGGAATTGAGCCGGGAGGGGAGATGAAGGATGCCATTGATGAGGTCAACCTCCGGTACAAGGACAAACTTGTGTACGCTCTCCACAGGGATATGACCGTCCTGTTGAAAGTCCTCATCGGAGAGATCCAGGGATCTGTCCCGGAATACTGAAAAAGGGAGACCGTGGTGGTCTCCCTTCTCCGTGGTGTGTCTCCCATCTACCAGGAGAATGCCAGGTGTTCGTGAACGATGTATCTCCATTCCTTGGTGTCATCCGTCCCTTCCTTATCGTGAAGTTCGTTCATATGGTCACAGTCTCTCTGTGCCGCTTTCCTGTTCGTGAAGAATGACCCGTATCCGAAGTGGAAGTCATCCTTGACCCTGGTGAAGTCCGAGGTGTAGATCTTGATGTGTGACATAATCGTATAGAGTTTTGGATGGGGAGGTCTCCCTCCCCTGGGTTAATTACTGTTGTACCTTTTCAATCTTGATTTCACCGTCCTGGAGTTTCTTCTTGAAGACCTCCACCGCGTGGACATTGAGGTAGGTGGAGAGGTATCTCCCGGTCTCATAGAACTTCTTGATGTTGATGTCACAGTAGTCACCATTCTCAAAGTAGAGGGTGATCTCGTTTCTCCAAATGGATTCGGTGTCAATTCTGACATTGACCTGGGTGTCATTCTTGATGTCCTTGTTGGACTTGACGGTTAAAGTGATCTGTTTCATAATCGTATAAAGTTTTAATCGTTGTTCCCTCATCTTGTTGACACAAAGGTACACCTATTTTTTGAAAAAACAAATAGTTTAATCAAAAAAGTACGCAAAACTGTGAAAAAATACTGAAATTCTCCTCTCATATACGGAAAACCGGGTCTTTGATATTTCCTGGAAAAAGAGAAAATGGCAGCAATCCCTATTTGGAAAGACAAGATCATAGACCTGGGATCGGCATCAATCCTGTTCCGTCTCCGGGATTCGGATACTCGTTACACCGGGAAGGCAACCGCCAGACCGGGTGTCTCCACCGCAAAGGTACGGGTCAATGACATTTGTGCAGATCTCCTCTCCAACTCCCTCCCGTCCATCACGGACAGGACATTCACATCCTTCGGACTACAGACCTACTACCTGGAGAAGTCAACCAACGGTGTCTCCTGGACAAGTGTGGACAACTTTATGTTCTACAACGATTGGTCTTATGACTACGGATTCACCGGGAACAGTCTCTCCGATCCGATCACCGGAAGGGTCACCTCCGATATGTACATCCTCTCCTCCTCCAAGGAGATCTCCTCCAATGTGTCTGCCACCTACCGGAAGAGTAACAACTCCACCACCTCCCGGTCAACCACCGTCTCTCCGACTCCGAATCACGGGACTTGTTGTTTCTATGCCGGAGCGGTCTCCGATACCGTCCGGATCACGATCAACTCCAAGAACTACTACATCGCAACCGGGTGTTTCAAATACGCCCTGTACTATGTCAATGGCTACGGTGGTTGGGATCAGTTCCTCATTGAGGGACAATACCTGGAATCCGACTCTATGACCCGGTACACCAAGGAGACGGAATACACCAACACCGACAGGAGCAACCGGGGAACGGACAACTATGTGAACGAGGTGGTCAAGTCCTGGACTCTCCACACCGGGTTGATGACCGATAGTCAGGCGGCCAAGATGCACCATCTCCTCAACTCCACTATGGTGTACCTGTGTGATATTCCGTACAACACCTATGTCCCGGTCATCATCACCGACACCACCTGTGAATACAAGACCTACAAAAACCAGGGGAGACAGATGGTGACCTACACCATCACCGTTGAACTTGCACAAAACAGAATCCGGAGATGAGACGGAAGATCAGTCTGTACATCGGAGACCGTTTGGTTGACCTGGATGACCAATCGTTCATCCTGTTCAACTATACGATGGAGGATCTCTCCAACCCGACCATCGTGAAGAACTCCTTCTCACAACAGGTCTCCCTCAAGGGGACTCCCAACAACAATCAGATCTTCGGAGAATTCTTCCGGGTTGACAGGGTGGTGGACTTCAACTCCGGAGGGATCGGGACGGGATTCGATCCGTCCAAGAAGACTCCGTTCACCATCTACAACGAATTGGATGAGATCCTGGAATCCGGATACTGCAAGTTGGATGAGGTCACCAGGAGGGGTGTGGACATCACCTATAAGGTCTCCCTGTACGGTGGTCTCGGATCGTTCCTGTTTTCCCTGTCATATAGTGAGGACGGGAACAAGAGGACACTTGCAGACCTGGACTTCCTGGGGAACGGTGATCCCGGTGAACTTGACTTCACGATTGACAAGACCAACCTGGAGGCCGCGTGGAGTGACTTGATGGATCTGTACTACGGTGCAGAACCCGAGCCAACCGGGAAATGGACTGTCATCAACTTCGCCCCGGCATACAACGGATTCCCGGACAACTTCTCTCCGGACAAGGGTCTCCTCTCCCTTCCGGGTGCCGGTCTTCCGGACTCCGTGAACGGATACTCCTCAAAGAGTGGATACGGACTTGTCAACCTGGCCAATTCCCAGGATGAGTGGGCCGTCAAGGATCTCCGGTCATACCTACAGAGACCCGTCCTGTCAATGAAGAAGTTTTGGGAGGCGATCTGTAACCCCAACAACAACGGAGGATACACCGTGGACATTTCCGGGATCGGGACGGGATATTCCGACCTGTGGATGACCCTTCCGACCATCCCGTCCCTGGGATCTCTCAAACAGACCGTGGGTGGATTGTCACTCACTATGACAACGGCACCGACCACGGGGAACGATGTCGGAGAATACACCGTTGGTGGGTCTGTCCCCTACGGTGCGGTGGTGAGTGCAAACATCCGGTGTAAGTTGAGATTCAATGTCACCTCTTCGTACAGTACACTCTATCTCTCCGGTAACAACGGGTCGGGACGGGCAAAGTCCTCGGTGATCTTCCTCCAAATGGTTGCATACGCCTCTGACAGTACGATGGTCGGAGGAAGTGCCGTGAAGGTTGTCGGTGGTGTGACTACGGCCGCCAAAACGATGGCCACCGCCTGTGGATTCACACCTCCGTTCCCTACGGATAGATATGAGTATTTCGACGCCGGGAATGTCCCCAGGGTCTCTTCCAATGTCTATGAGTTACAGAATGAGTTGTCATTCGATGTGGAAGCACAGGATGTGGCCTCATATGAGTTGAAGGTCTATGTCTACCATTGTGAATCCACTCTTGCCCGTGGAGTGTGGCATCACTCCTATTCCGGGAACGGGAACACCTCCACTCCAACCCTGTACTACAGTTATTCCACAACATACCAGGTTTCCTCCTCACTCATAGCGGCCGGGAGTGGGAACACTATCACGATGACAGATCCGGAGACCCTCCGTTCCGGGGCACGGGTCACCAAACAGATGTTGTTGTCCACATCCGGGACTCCGGCAGAATACCTCCTGGGACTGTGTAAGATGTTCGGATTCTACTTCGTGATGGAGACGGACACCAAGAAGGTGACCATCCTCCGAAGGAACAACCTGTATCAGAACGAGACAATTGACTTGACTGACCGGGTTGACAAGTCCAAGGAGATGACCATTGTCCCTCTTGTGTTCGATTCCAAATGGTATCGTTTCTCCCTGGATGGGATCGGAGGGGCATTCTTCGATGAATACCGTGACATAGAAGGCATTGACTATGGAATCCAACTTGTAGACACCGGGTTTGATTTCAATGCGGACATCACGGATCTCCTGGAGACCTCGGTCTTCAAGAACGCCTGTACGATCCTACAGAGATCCCGGTATTGGAACATCATTGAGAGTGGGGCAACCTTCATCCCGTCTCCATTCCTGGACAACGGGAACACCATCACCAGGTGGAACTCCTCCGATGAGACCCAGGATCTTCCCATCTCCTGTCCTCCGTCCTCCTCTACCGTGACCTACTACAACTCCACCTTCAACGGATATGACATCCAGGATCAATGTAAGGTGCAGTTCTGTGATTCTTCCGGGAAGATGGTGGACGGGAAGGATGTCCTCCTGTTCCTCAACGGATTCCGGACATATGAGAGATTCAAGATCACCGATGACCTCCCGGTGATGTCCGTTGTCAACGATGGGAAACCTTGTTGGATCTTGGATGAGGGAGAGGATGTTGACATCCCGATCTTCTCCAGGTATGAATATGAGTGGCGTTTCCTCAACCAGGTGATGGTGAGATCCCTGGACTTCGGTGTTCCGAGACAGTTGGACATCCCTGGGATTGTGTACGATCCCTCCACAACCGTCTATTACAAGATGTGGAAGAACTACCTCTCTGACAGGTACGATGTGGACACCAAGGTGATGAGGTGCAAGGTACACTTCGATGGAATCCAGGTCAACCAATCCCTCCTCCGGAAATTCTACTACTATGACAACTCCCTGTGGGTGTTGAACAAGATCATCAACTATTCTATGACCACCTTTGATCCGGTGGAGTGTGAATTCATCCGGGTCAAGGACAAGAACAACTATTTAACGGGACAGGATAACTGATATGGCAGAAGAGACAATCACTATATTGAAGGTCGGGACGGAAGAGGCCGTCAAGAGTATCGCTGACCTCAAGCAGAACATCAAGTTCCTCAAGGAGGGATTTGAGGATGCAACGGGAACGATGCACAAGGGTATCCAAGACCTGGAGATCGGGACACAGGAATACCAGGATGCCCTGGAGGAACTCAAGGTCAACCAAAACGCCTTGAAGGATGCGATGTACGCGACCTCCTCTTCGATGGAGGATGTATCCAAGTCCGCGACCGGAGCATCCGAATCCTACAACTCCCTCGTTCACCGGATGGCCGCCCTCAAGGAGGAATTCCGAGCCACCAACGATGCCGCCCGGAGAGCCACCATCGGAACGGAGATCCGGGAGATCAACGATGAACTCAAGAAGATGGACGCCCTCCAGGGCAATTTCCAACGGAATGTGGGCAACTACCGTTCTGTCATCTCCGGTCTCGGTGACGGGTTGGACGCTTTCCGGAAGGGTCTCGGAGCGGCCACCAAGGGAATCGGAGGAATGAAGGACGGGTGTGAGGCCCTGGCAAAGTCCCCGGCTGTCGCAACCTTCTCCATCCTGGTCTCCCTGGTGATGAAACTTGCCGATGCGGTCAAGGATGATGAGAAGGCAACCGCCGCCCTCAAGAAGGGGATGGATGCCCTCCAACCCGTGATGGACTTCCTCTCCGGTATCCTGGACAAGGTGGTTGACTTCCTGGTTGAGATCATCAACAAGGTCTCCTCCTTCCTCGGATCATCCGGTATCATCAATCAGATCATCAAGGGTGTGATGGGTGTCGGGAACGCCATCCTACAATTCGTGATCGCACCGTTCAAGGGAATTGTGGAGGCCATCAAGGTCTTCAAGGAACAGGGAGTCAAGGGTCTCGGAAATGCCGCGAAGGCATTTGGGCAGGAGATGAAGTCCGGTGTCTCGTTCAAGGAGAACTTCAAGTCCGGACAGGTAGCCGCGGACACCATACTCTCCGGAGTCTCCTCCAGGAGTAAGAAGGCAAAGGACACCGGAAAGAAGATGGGGAAGGACATCCGGGAGGGTCTGTTGAAGGAGATGGAGAAGAACTCCAAGAAGATGGAGGAGAGACAGAGGAAGGAGGATGAGGCGTTTGCCAAGAGTGAGAAGAAGTTTTGGGAGGACTTCAACAAGGATATGGACAAACAGGCAGAGGATGACTTCAAGGAGACAATGGCATCCATCTCTGCCGACACCGAGGACTTCCTCCAGGATCAGATCCGTCAATACCAGGAGGAGTATGAGAAACAGAAGGAGATCGCCAAGGCGAAGAAGGATCTCCTCAAGGGAGTTGCATCCGCCACCTCGGACATCCTTGGGGTGATCGCTGACCTGTACGAAGAGGATGAGGAGAACGCGGAGAAGAACGCCAACCGGATCAAGGCACTCCGGATCGCTGCCGCCACCATTGACACCATATCCGGTGCAATCGGAGCGTTTATGCAGGCCACGGAGACAGTCCCTCCTCCCTACGGTCAGATCCTGGGTGCTATTGAGGCGGCGGCAATCACCGCCACGGGTGTGGCAAACATCGCCAAGATGAAGTCCACGAATGTGACCGGGGACGGTGGGACACAGAGACCGACCCTCACCACGGCCTCCGCTCCGACACTACAGACCAATGTTGCCAATGTCCGGACGGTGACCTCCTCCTCCGAGGAGGACAGACTCAACCGGATGGCCGGGGATCAGAGGGTCTACATCCTGGCGTCCGACATCCAGGCGTCACAGAATCAGATCAAGACCCAGGTCTCGGAGTCCTCGTTCTGACCGACAGGTTTACAGGATAAGTAAAAATTATATCTATCGAAAAAAACAACGATGATCGTAACGATTGGAGGCATCCCTGTCTATGATGCCATCATAACCGATGAAGAGACCGGGATGATGAAGATCTCCCTGGTTGATGACCCCGCGGTGATGTCGAACTTCCAGGCGTTTGACTACTCCAGGAAACCCGTGATGTATTCCATCCAGGATGAGGAGAAGAGACTTGTCCGTGGAGTGGTGATGCGTGCAGACTTCCCCATCTACCGGAGGGATGATGATATGGGAGAATACTACATCATCTACAAACGGGAGACCATCCGACAGATGGCGGAGAAATACCTCTCCGAGAAGAGACAGAACGATGTGGATCTGATGCACCAGGGTGACCTGGTCGGAGGGATTCAGATGGTACAGTATTTCATCAAGGGAGACGGTGTGACCGTTGACGGTTTCGATGACATCAAGGACGGGAGTCTGTTCGCGGAATTCCACATCCTCAACGATGACATTTGGGCCGAGATCAAGTCCGGGACATACAAGGGTTTCTCCCTGGAGGGATACTTCGATCTCGTTCCGGAAAGGGATGTGGATGAAGTCCAGGTCATTGTTGATGAACTCAAGGGTGAATTCAAGAAACTCTCTAAAAACCATAGTATGAGCAAGATCAAGAAACTCAAGGAAGCCATCCTCTCCGCTCTCCGGGAAGAGGAGTTTGGCAATGTCACCACCGACAAGGGCATCCTGTCCTGGGATGGTGAGGAGGATCTCCGTGAAGGGGATTCCGTCTATGTAATGGACTCCGAAGGTAACCGTAATCCGGCCGAGGACGGTGAGTGGCGTACCGAGGACAACAAGGTCATCGTTGTGGTGGACGGCAAGGTGGCCGAGATCCGGGATGCCGAGGCCGAGGTTGCACCCGAATCCTCCGAGGAGGAGATGGGCCGGGTGAACACCGACAAGGGTGAACTCCTGTGGGAGGGTGAAGGTGACCTCCAGGAAGGTATGGAAGTCTTTGTCCTCCGTGAAGGTGAACTCACTCCGGCCGAGGACGGTGAGTATGTCACCGAAGACAACAAGACCATCGTGGTGGTGGAAGGGAAGGTCTCGGAACTCCGTGACCCGGAGGCAGAGGTTGCCCCGGAGGACACCCGTGACCAGGAGATTGAGGATCTCCGGAAGGAGAATGACTTCCTCAAGGATCAGATCTCTTCCCTCCAGGCGGAACTGACCAAACTCAAGAAGACTCCGGCCGCGAAACCCGCCCACGAAGAGGTGACCACCTCCTCCAAGGTTGAGAAGACCGGGGACAAGGGTCTTGACCGTCTCTCCCGAATCCTGTCCGCGAAATAAAAAAGTTACAGTTTCCCGGAATAGGATATTTCACGGAAAAACAACACACTCTAAACAATACAACTTATGTCCTACACCAACTTCGTTGTGAGCGGTCTGACCGCTTACATTGAGCAGAACAGAGACCTGCTCATCAAGAACATTATGTTCGGCAAGGGGACTCGTGCTCGTATCTCCATTCAGCCCGGTGTGAAGTACAAGGAACACCTCCACATCTTCGCCGTTGACCCGGTCTTCGGTGACGGATCTGACTGTGGTTTCTCCGCGGCCGGTACGGCAACCCTGTCCGAGCGTCTCATCCAGGTGGCCTCCCTCAATGTTCAGATGGAGATCTGTCCGAAAAACCTCCGTGGCAAGTATGCCGAGTATCTGATCCGTTTCAACGCAGAGGAACAGAAGTCCCTCCCGTTTGAACAGTATCTGATGGACGGTATCGTGGACGGTATCAACCGGAAGATCGAAAAGGCCATCTGGCTCGGTGATGTCTCCAAGACCACCGATCCCGTCCTCAAGTGGTTTGACGGTTTCGTGGAGATCTGTTCCGACTCCATCTCCGGCAGTACGGGTGTGGTCGGTGAGTCCATCACCTCCGGAAAGACCGCCTATGAGGGTATCCTCCAGGTCTACGGTAGTCTGACCGAGAACTGCCTTGAGAGAGGTGCCGAGATCTATGTCAGCCCGGCTATCTTCCGCTCGTTTATGCAGGATATGGTCGCGTTGAACTACTATCACTACGATCCGGGTAACGCCAATCCCGATGAATTCCTCCTCCCTGGCACGAATGTCAAGGTGGTCAAGACCGCTGGTCTCGCTGGTGACCTTCACATTGTCGGAACTTATCCGGCCAACCTGTATTACGGCACGGACGGTGAGAATGACAACGAGGTCATTGATGTGTGGTGGTCACAGGACAACCGTACCTACCGCCTGGAGGCCCTGTGGAATTCCGGTGTTCAGATCGCGTTCCTTGACCAGGTTGTGATGGGCACCTTCGCCGCTACTCCGTCCGCGACCAAGTCCACCGCCTCCGCCCTCACGGAACTCTCCGGACTCTCCGTCCTGGCCGGTGCGTATGACTCCGATGACAACCTCATCAATGTCAAGGACAACGCCTAACCGGGTGTACAACCCTAAACCGAAACAGGGGGTGGGTGGTCTCACCCATCCCCTTTTCACAAACCCCTAAACCGAAGAAGATATGGCCTGCACTCAAACCTTATCCGGTCTCGCGAAGGACTGTGACGCCAATCGTGGTGGGATCGTGGCCGTCTATATCGCCAACCAGGCAGATGTGTCCGCCATCACCGTGACCTCCAACAAGATCTCCGCGATCACGATGGTGTCCTCCAAGACCTTCAAGACCTACAACTTCTCCAAGAACACCGGGAGTCTGACTTCCACCTACACCTTCGATGCCGCAGCCGGTGTCAAGTTCGTGACCTCACAGTTGGTCTTGCAGTTCAATAGGATGGAGACCACCAAGAGGATCGAAATCTCGGCTCTCGCTGTCGGTGACCTGGCGGTGATCTGCAAGGATGCGAACGGCAAGTATTGGTATCTCGGTTACGAAGAGCCCGTCAACGCCTCTGCTGGTGACGGACAGACCGGGACACAGAGGTCGGACGCCAACCGCTACACCATCACCCTGGAGGACAACTCCTCGGAGATGCCCCTGGAGATTGATGACTCCGTGATCTCCGGCATCATTTCGTAACCCGTCCTCCCTCCCTTGAGAGACCCGTATCCCCACCAGGACACGGGTCTTTCTGTATACGAAATTCCTGGATTTTATATCTACAGGAAAAATGGAAAGATGCTCTATCTACAGAATACAGAAGAAGCACAGGTGTTGTTCGTACCGAAAAATGGGGAGATCCCGTCCGGTGACCTGGAGTTTGTGGCGAAATCCACCGTTGACCTGGTTACGGAGATTTCTCTCCAGGTGGTAGACCTGGACATATCAAGACAGTATATGTATCTGTCCGTGATCCTTCCGAATAAGGTCACCAACGGAGAATACGAATACACCGTCAAGGTAGGGAACGAGGTGATGTCCACGGGACTCCTCGTTGTCGGAGAGTATTCCCATCCGGATCAATACAATCACGAAATAGAATATGAACAGTACGAAACCGAATGATGTGAAAAAGACCGGGACATTCCGGTTTGCGGCCATAGATCAGTACACCGAGACCTACATCATCTCTCCGAAGGAGACCTTCAACCCTTCCAAGGATCTGATGGAGTGGGGCACGGGGAATGCCTATCCGGATTATCTCCTGGAACTGTACAACTCCGTTCCGACCCTGCGGTCAATAATCAACGGCAACATTGACTTCATCACGGGTGATGAGATCACGATCATCCCCTTGACGGACACCCTACCGGAGGGAACGATGAACAGGAAGGGAGACACGATCCGGGAACAGGTGAGGGACATCTCCAAGGACTTTGAGATCTACGGTGGATATGCCCTCCAGGTGATCCGGGACTTCACCGGGAAGGTCGCGGAGGTCTACTACCTGGATATGAGATACCTCCGTACCAACAAGGAGGGGACTGTCTTCTACTACTGTGAGGAGTGGAACAAGAGAGGTCGGAAGGAGGTCATTGTCTATCCGTCCTTCATCCCCAACCTGGTATGGGAGAATCTCTCCGATGAGGAACGGAACAGACACGCCTCCTCCGTTGTCT